CAAAACGGGAAAAGGATTTATTACGAAACTCCTTATCAAAGAACGATTGGCGGTTCCGTACACTGGGCAAAATAAAAAAGAAATAGCTGCTGCACAGGAAGCTAATCGTCTTGCTCTTGTTAAAAAAGGTAAACTAACAGCTACGGGTGTACCACCTGTAAGCGAATACGAGGATAGACTGTGACAGCTTGGTCTTACAGTAGGGTCAATACCTTCAAGCAATGCCCTAAGAAGTATTACCATCTTAACGTCAAAAAAGACGTTAAAGATACAGGTAGTGCAGCAACCAGGTATGGTAATAGAGTACATAAGGCTGCTGAAAAATATATAAGGGACAACACTCCCCTGGCGAAAGAATACCAGTTTATGCAAAGCACTCTGGATGCTTTTAACAACATAAAGGGCGAGAAACATTGCGAAATAAAACTTGGTGTAGCTAAGACGGAAGAGGGTTTCGCACCAACAAAGTTTTGGGGGGACGATGTTTGGTACAGGGGCATAGCTGATCTTCTTATACTAAATGGTGAGAAAGCTTTCATAGTAGATTACAAGACAAGCAAAAACGCCAAGTATGCAGACACCAAACAACTGGACTTGCTAGCAGGTGCAGTGTTTATAAACTACCCCCAGGTAAAGAAAATAAAGTCCGCGTTGTCTTTTGTAATAAGTAACGAGTTTGTAACCAAAGAGCATACCGCAGACTTGTACAAATCTTACATCGGTGTGTTTGACGAAGCACTTGAACGTATTGAAGTAGCTGGTAATGAAGGTGTATGGAACCCTGTGGACGGCCCGCTGTGTGCGTTCTGTCCGGTTACTAGCTGCGAACATAACAGGAGGTAGAGATGCCAACCAAGAAACGCAACTACAGAAAAGAATATGAGAACTACCAAGGCACTGAAGAACAAAAGAAGAAACGTGCCAAGCGTAATGCTGCTAGACGCAAAGCAATGCGAGAAGGCAAGGTCACGAAAGGTGACGGCAAGGATGTAGCTCACAAGAAAGCTTTAGATAAAGGCGGTAAAAACTCTGATGGTACTAGAGTAGAGAGTAAATCACGGAACCGATCCTTCAAACGGGACTCTAAAGGTAATCTAGTATCTGAAATCAGTAAACGTGAGCGTAAGAAAAAGAAGTGAGAGTAGTCAACGATAGAGCCATCGTGCTCAAGACAAAACGTCCCCATCTGATTACCGAACGAGTAAAGAATTACAAGATACTCAAGGAAGAAAAGGGCGTATACAAGATAGCTATACCCTGGGGTTTGAAAGAGTCTCAGGTGCTAGCTAGATTGAAAGTAAAAGAAGTGCCGTCTCCTATGGCACGCGACTACCAGTTTACTGGGCGATACGAACCCTTCGACCACCAAAAGAAGACCTCTTCTTTTTTGACCCTACATAAGAAGGGCTTTTGTTTCAACGAGCAGGGTACAGGTAAAACCGCATCTGTTATATGGGCAGTTGATTATCTTATGCAGCAGGGACTTGTGAATAGGGTGCTAGTCATATGCCCTCTGTCTATTATGAAATCAGCATGGCAGGAAGATTTATTTAAGTTCGCCATGCACCGCAGTTGTTCCGTAGCGCATGGTACATCCGACAGACGTAGAAAAATACTGGCGGCAGGATCGGAGTTTGTAATTATAAACTTTGATGGTGTAGCCGTAGTCAAGGACGAGATTCTAAATGGTGGCTTTGATATGGTTGTCGTAGATGAAGCTAACGCTTACAAGAATGCTCAGACTAACAGATGGAAAACACTGCGAGACATAGTAGCAGATGTACCCTGGCTGTGGATGCTTACTGGTACTCCCGCAGCACAATCACCGGTCGATGCGTTCGGTCTGGCAAAACTAGTCAACCCTGATGGAGTGCCTAAGTATTTTGGCCAATTCAGGGACAAAGTGATGAACAAGATAACGCAGTATACGTGGCGACCTAAGCCAGATGCAGACAGGACGGTGCACGAAGCGTTACAACCTGCTATTCGGTTTGAGAAGAGCAAATGTCTTGATTTACCTCCGGTCACTCATGTAGAGCGTGAAGCTCCATTAACCAAACAACAAGCTGCTTACTACAAGCTGTTGAAAGACCGCATGATGATGGAGGCTGACGGTGAACAGGTTACCTCCGTTAATGCAGCTACTAACTTAAACAAGCTGCTACAAATATCTGGCGGTGCTGTGTACTCTGATGAAAAAGAAGTCATAGAGTTCGACGTAAAGAATCGTTTGAAAGTAGTAAAAGAAGTAATTGAAGAAGCATCGAACAAAATCTTGGTGTTTGTACCTTTTACTCATACCATAGAATTGTTAAATGACTTTTTGAAAACCAACAAAATACCGTGCGAGATAATCTCCGGTAAGGTTTCGGTGAATAAACGCAATGCCATAATCAAGGACTTCCAAGAGACCGATAAGATAAGGGTGCTCATTATCCAGCCCCAGGCTGCATCGCACGGGCTGACGCTTACCGCTGCCAACACAGTGGTATGGTACGCTCCTGTTACTAGCGTAGAGACATACCTACAGGCTAACGCACGCATTGACAGGCCAGGACAGCACAATCCAATGACCGTTGTGCATATACGTGGTAGTGAAGTTGAGACACGCTTATACAAGATGTTGCGGTCAAACATAGACCACCACCACAAGATAGTCGATTTGTACAAACAAGAATTAAATACTTGACAGTGTAAAGAACATTGATAAACTACTTCTCCCATTTGATTAAGGAGGAGTAATGAAAGAGACGCCAGACATATTAGCTAATGCTTATATAAAGCTACGTGAAGCGATAAAGAGTAAAGAAGAGGAAATAAAAAGCCTAAAAGCTAAACAAGAAAAGATCAACGAGAAGTTTAATGAGCTTTGCGAAGAGCAAAACATAGATAGTTTGAGAACGCCTGCGGGTACCATAACACGACGAGTACACACCAGTTACTGGGCAAGTGATTGGGATCAGATGCACGAGTTTATTGGAGAACACAAAGCTTTCCATTTGTTAGAAAGACGAGTATCTAACAGAAACATGGCAGAGTTTTTGGAAGCCAATCCAGATATAGCGCCCCCTGGCCTACAAGTAAATCGTAAGTACGTCATATCTGTACGTAAGCCGCCCAACAAGTGAAGAAGCTTGAGATGCGGGATGGGTGCTTCTTGCACCCTGATACTTACGAACCTTTGCGATCTGTACAGGTAATAATAGTAGACGGCGGTACGCTATCAAGAAACTACTATGAAGGAACTAGATTAAGTTGTTGGTCTATTGGTTGTGACTTTCCTGATAAGAAAGTACCTCCAGACACTAAACAAGCAAACCGTTGTTTGGATTGTGTACGGAGCATAAAGACCGTACACGGTGGAGCAGCCTGCAAATACTTTACTAGGATAAAGGTTGCTTTCACTGACTCAGAATCTATCTACGAGTTAAGACTTAATGCGTTAAGTCTATTCTCAAAGGCAGATAACAGGATGACTTTATATAAGTATGAAGATCATCTTGCTAGGAACGGTGAGCACGTTAGTAGCGTGCTTACAGAAATATACTTAGCTCCTTACAAGGATTTTTACAAAGTGTATTTCAAACCAGTTCGACCTCTTATCGAGGGAGAGCTTGCAGATGTAAAACGGCTTATTGAAGCTGCTGATAAACAAGATAAGGAAACCTATATGGCTAATGAGTATTACATAAAGAACGTCAAAGCGATTTACCCCCGTCTGGATCAGACTTACCACTTCGATACAAAGTTAGGTAGGTCAGCACCGTGCGACCCCTCAGCCTCTGGCGCTGCGTATGATATGTGGTTCGAGATGACTGCGGAGCAAAGCAATCACTTAGGTAAAGCTATATTCGCAGCATATAAAGATGGCAAGAAAGATGGCTGGGCTGCAAAGCCTAAAAACCCATTCAAAACATCCATCGGTAAAGCTAACCCTATAGTCGCAGAAGGTGACAACAAGATAGCTAAAACTAAGTTGTCTGGGGTGCTTGGCGGTGAGGTGATGTCTCCTCCCGCTTTGGTTGACGCCAAGCTCAATCCTCTGCCTTCAAACTTCAAGTTGACTACAGGTAGTATCGTCAATTTAGTTTTCGCACTGTCTCCGTACAATTTTGCAGGGCAGTGTGGAGTTACATTGCGTCTGAAGCAAGTACAGGTAATCAAGTATATCCCCTACGTCCCTCCTGCCGCCGAGCAGTTTGAGGAAGAGGAAGGGTTTGTTTTTGATGGGGCTGCTGCACCTGCTCCAGCAGTAGAAAAAGAACCTACCACCGAAGAAGATATGTTTGACGGTGTAGAGGAAGAAGACGAGCCTGAAGAAGTAAAGGAGCCGGTCAAACGCAAGAAAAAGCAAGAAGTTGAAGCTGACGATGACGATGATATTGAAGATATTATTGCAGAGTGGGGCACTGGGGACTGATGAGCTACGGCTATACAACACGTATAGACAGGCTTAACAAAGAGGCTGATGGCCGCTTGTTGGGTGTGAAACTAGGGCGCATATGTATCAAACATGACGTGCCTGTAACTGAAGTTTCCACTCAACTTGGGGTCAGTCGGCAAACTGTCTATAACTGGTTTGTGGGTGTGCATGAACCTAACGAAGAATTATGTGAATTAATTGAGCAGATAATAGCAGAATACAAACAATGACAGACTTTGACCTCATAGAACATGTCGTTCCGAAAGGCGGCATTTACAATGTGGTCGGTATAGACAAAGGTAGATTAAGACCAAAATTTACTGATAGCTTAGAAGAGGCAAACAGCATAGCCCAGGAACTCTCTGCGGCGGGGATGGATGTTTACTTTGCCCTCGGTAAATTAAAAGAGAAAGGTAATCGGCGTGTAGAAAACGTAGAGTCTTTGGGAGCTATATGGCTCGACATAGACTGTGGTGGAGAAAAGGCCACCGAAATAGAATCCTCCACTGGACTGCCCAAGGGCTATGCCACAAGGGGAGAAGGCAGCAAAGCACTGAAAGAATTTTGTGAAACGGTGGATTTGCCTGACCCGATTATCGTTAGCTCTGGGTATGGTCTGCATGTGTACTGGGCTTTTACCGAAGAGGTGCCTACCGAAAGTTGGCAACCCATAGCGGACAAACTAGCGCAGATATGCAAGATACAAGAGTTCTACGCTGACCCTAACGTGTACGATGCTGCTCGTATATTGCGAGTCCCAGGTACATACAACCATAAGCAGGATACTCCTAGGCTAGTAAAAGTAGTGCAGGCTAGCACCGCACGCCATGCACCTGACGATATACGTGCTTTACTAGGAGTAGACCCTGGCGCAACTGCTCAGAAAAAGACTGCCCGACCGGTAGAACGCAGTGAGTGGGAAGAAAAGCTACAGCAAAACAAGGACTACAAGTTTACTAAGATAGTGGGTAGGGAAGACCCCTGCCTGCAACTTAAAGACTGTCTGATAAACAGGGCTACCTTATCAGAACCTAGATGGTTCAACGCTTTGTCCATTGCCAAGTTTTGCTCTGATGCTGACAAAGCTGTGCACGCAGTGTCCAAAGGCCACCCTGATTACGATCCCAATGCAGTAGAGCGTAAAGTCCTGGGTATCAAAGGGCCACATTCGTGTGAAGAGTTTAGGAAGAACAATCCTGATGGGTGCAAAGGATGTGCACACAGGAAGACCATAACTCGTCCTCTTGAACTGGGAAAAATAATCAAGCGTGCGAAGAACAATCACGTCGATAGGTTTGAAGGCTACTTTCAAGGAGAGAACGGTGGCGTGTACACAATGGTTGGTGACGATGCCAAGCTAGTGTACGAGCATGAGTTTTACCTGAAAAAACAAATGTACGACACTGAAAAGTTTGTGTCTGTATTTGTATTTCATTCGCCCAACGATGGCATACGTGAGTTTTCCATAGACAATGATCGACTAGAAAAACGAGACTTAATCAGGCTTTTGGGTGCACAGGGGGTAGTCACTCTCCCTGTTAACCACGATAGGTTACATACATATGTAATTCGATCTATTCAACTTATGCAAGAGAGACAGAAATCGGAAGTTATGAGAACGCAATTTGGATGGGCAGACCACGACACTAAGTTTGTCGTAGGAGATAGAGAGATTACTGTGGATGGTGTATACCACACACCTCCCTCTAAGATAACCAAACCTTTTATATCACGATTCCAACCACGGGGTTCGTTAGAAAAATGGAGCGAAGTTTTTAACACCTATAATCGAGAGGGGTTAGAGGTTCAGGCATTCGCAGCATTATCTGGATTCGGTGCACCACTTTTGAAATTCACAGGGCAGAAAGGTGCCATTATAAACTTGGTGCACAGGACTGCGGGTACCGGTAAAACTACTGTACTGCGCGCTGCTAATAGTATAGCAGGGCACCCTGAGTACCTATTGGGTAATCCCAAAGACACTGTGGTTGGACGTGTGACTTACCTGGGGGTGCTTAACAATATCGTTAGAACCATAGATGAGCTTAGTAATGTTACTAAAGAAGACCTTAGTGACTTTGCTTACGAGTGTTCACAAGGGAAAGGAAAAGAGAAAGGTAGAAACGATGTCAATACGATACGGGACAACGACACTACCTGGCGCACGATAACGCTTACCTCTTCTAACTCGTCTTTCTACCAGAAGCTTATGGCATACAAGAATTTAGCCGATGGTGAGATGATGCGGATCATAGAGTTGAACGTACCCCCGGCTTCTAAAAACGCAATACCGGTTGAAGAAGGGAGAGAGTTGTTTGACACACAGCTAAACGAGAATCACGGACTTGCCATAGAACCTTACATGCAATGGGTTCTATCCAACCTAGAAGACGTTAAGATTCTTATCAAAAAAGTTCAACGCAAGATAGACAAGGAACTACAACTAACACAGCGTGAAAGAAACTGGTCTGCTGTTCTGGCTGCTAACATAGTCGGAGGAATGATCGCAAACAACATAGGGCTTATAGATTTTGATATGCCCCGTATCTTTAATAAAGCCGGAGAGATACTACTAACTCTTCGTAAAGAGACTACGGCTCCAGTAGATAACTATGTATCTGTTATCGGAGACTTGATAACCCAGAACCTAAACAAAGTGTTAATAGTTAACGACAAAGTGGACAAGCGCACCTCGTTACCGTCTGCACCGCAACTTGAGCCTAAGTTTGGCGAAATATTTGTAAGGTGGGAACCAGACACCAACAAGATTTTTATACCTGTGAAACAGCTACGAAAAGAGCTACTCAAGGACGAGACTAACTACGATGACTTTATAAAAGACTTAAAGCAGCGTGGCATTTACATAAAATCAGACAACAAACGTTTATCAAAAGGCATGGCTATAACTGCACCCTCGCAGCGGTGCTGCATATTCGATGCCTCACACCCTGAATTTTTACAGATGAATAACCTTGTGGATCAGTCAGATAGCGATGCAGATAGAGAAGGTGGAGTACCAGATAAACTGGAAAAAATTTAAGAAGGGTTGGTCGTTTTTTATCCCGTGCCTAAACGCTTCAGAAGTAAAAAAGATATTACTTGCTGAAACTAAACGTCTTAAATACAAAGTGGTTACTAAAGTAACTATAGAAGACGGGGTGCGGGGTATACGGGTATGGAGAATTTAATTATATTTCGTCCAAAAACATTCTATTCACTCTGTCCTCTATACCTGGCACCAACCTTAACTGTTCATTATTTAAATCTTGTTGGTAAGCGCGTTGAGATTTAAGCGATCTCTCTATGGTGGTGGGAGTGATTAACCCTGGGTACTTGGTACCAAGCTCTGCTATTTCTTGTTGGGCTTCTACCATCCCGGATACATCTCCGTTTTCCGTTGCTATGTACAACTTATCTAACAAAGCTTTTTTACGTTTTACTACTTTTGCTTGGAAGTTTAATGTCATAGCACGCCGCTCATACATATTGGATATGTCAGCAGGGCTAAACCCGAGCACTTGTAAAGCTGTGTTCGTTGCATTCAAGTCTTTAGGTAGTAGTAAACCATCTCTGGTTCGCACTCCATCTTCCATAATATATCTAACGGTTTTAACCGGGTTAGCAAGTGCGCTTGGCAATAACGCTTCTGTGAAACGTAGATACTTGCCGTCTTCCAATAAACCAAAAGCATCCTCTACACTAGCGGCATAGCTTCCCACTGGCCCCAACGCTTGGGTTACTGCCGTTATGAAGTAACCGTTTTTCTCTACCATGTAAGGGTCTTCTCTAAATAACAACCCGTTAGCCAAACCGATTCGGTTAGAAATCTCCAAATTTGTAAGGTAGTTTAGCGGGCCTTTGTAAAGAAAGTCGTTGGTAGCGGCTCTCATAGCTTCTTTAGCGTTGAAAGGTTCGTCTTCATCCTCAAACGGATTAAGTGCGTTTAGTATATTGGCAAATGTAGCCGCTGCACCATAAAAGGGTAAACCATTTATACCTCCCAGGGCGGCACTCATTCCGTATATACCTAGCACATGTCGGCGTGCTATATCTCTTGCGGCCTTGTCTTGGTTGTACACTGAATCGTACATAGCCATTGCAGTAACGGTGGCACTTTTCCAAATGAAAGACTTAAACGTAAACACAACACGGCCTACGCCATTCTGCATTAGACTTGGCCCTTCCGCTGCAATACCTGATGTATGTATGTCCATTACATCATTCACTGCTTCTTGTACCGCTGCGGCATCAGATTTACCTGCTGCTTTTGCCAGGTTATAAGAAGCTATTGCTGTAGTAGCCCTACTAAATTTTTCAGTACCAGAGAAGGGGGCGCTAAGTGTGTTTGCTAATTTGACTTTACGCGAACTGTAATCAGGAGTGTCTACTCTGGAACCCTCGTATAGTTCTCGAAACAAGGTATGTTCCAGTTGGCTTTTTTCCATTAGCCCTTCATAAAGGGCTTTATACTTAGGATCGGACTGCCATTTATATTCCAGTAGTCCTTCAGTAGCTCTTTGTCCTTTAGGGCGAAAAGATGGAAGTGCTTCTTGCATAGCACTCAACAAAACTTTATTTGCTTTGTTAAATCCGTGCCGTGCAGCAAGCCTGGGGTAAGTTAATAGCAATACTGAACTAGTGTTAACAAAACCCGATGATATATTACCTAATAGATATAGGTTAAACGCGCCCGTGGCAAGAAACTGGGTTGCACGATTGTAATTCGGGTTCTGAACGAAACCGCTTTTGTTTCTTCTGTTTAGTTCGTCCCGTACAGCAGCGGCGAATCCAGTGCTCCTATCCTTTGCTATTGCATCAAACGCACCCTGTATCGCTGGCGCATACTCCATAGACAATATTTTTCGTTGGCCTTTTTGGAAGGTATCGGCATGAACCTTTACTACGTCAAAAGACTCCCCTTCTATACCTTTAAACTGCCTAAAGCGTTGTTCAAAAGCATTCTGAGCCATCGTATCAAGTAATACTTCATATACCTGGTTTCTATTATTTTCAGGTACAACTTCCATAACTTTCTGTATAAAAGAACCAGGAGGTATGTTAGCAGGGTTATAAGTAGCTTCGCCTTTATCGAATACCTCTATGTTTCTACCTTCAAGGTTATTTTCTTGTATAAAGGTATTTCTTTGCCTAGGAGACTCAAAAGATGTAGTTACAAGATCACCGGAGGGTTTTGTATAAGTAAGAAAATAGTCTCCAAAACGTACTGCTGGAAAATAACCAATGATAGGCTGATCTACACTAAAGGCATCTTCTATAGCTTTTCGTTGGTTTCCATCTTCAGCCAGACTTTTTAAAAACTCTTTTACTTTTATATAATTGTCTTTAAAGTCCTGACGCATCTCCGTGTACATATCCCGTACTTCCGCAGGAAGTGCATCAAACTCGCGCTTTAGTTTATTGTACTGTTGTTTTTGTTGAGCCAGGTCAACGAACGGTTTGTTTTCAGAGTTTAAAGCATTACGATTAAGTACGTTTATATCAAACTCCGGGTCTACGTTACCGGTTAAATCAAATTGCCCTCGGTGTGCAGCCGCTGCTATACGTCCCAGTCTCAGCACAGCTTCAGGAAATTTCTTTTGTACCCTTTCGTTTCTTATATATTTGTTAGACCCTATCCTGTTTAAAGCATCTTTAGCGCCTTCTCGTGTGGTAATGGCGTCTACTAAAGCTTTAGTGTTTCTATACAACTCAGGACTGCTATCTTTGACAATAGCTGCTAAGTCTTGCAAACGTAACGCACTCAATGCACGGCTAACAAGACCGCCACCACCCTCATCGTACATGCGAGAAAAGGCATTACGAAGATCGTCCAGTTTCTTACCAAGCAAAGGAGGTTTTTTAGTAAACACATCTGCTACACCCTGCATTGCATTATTGGGTGTACCAAGAAATAATTTGTCCGTCAGAGTAGGTTCTACACCCTGTGATACGTCTAGTATCTTGTCTATAAAGTCTAAACCTTTTGTATAGTTATTCTGACCTTTCCGAAAACCAAAGAACCTGGCTATGGCTTCCATAATGTTTTTCCACATGCTTTCGCTTTGTGGAGCTTTTGTTTCTTTTAATAATGCTTGAAATTCTGGGTTGCTTACAAGTTCAGCAGCAAATTCTTGAAAGTCTGACCCCGCATACGTATCACCAAACTGCACGACTATGCTGGAATAAAAATCAAAAAACTGTTTAGTAAGCGGATTGTTTCTATCGTTTAATGCTTGTGCTATTGCAGCGTGGGTAGCCTCATGCAAGAAAGCATGCTCGGTAAGCCCCCTGGACGGGTCTAAAGTTATGGTATCCGTAACAGGATCGTATGAACTATTTTGCCCCCCTTCTACAGGTGCAACGACTAGTTTAGTAGTTAAACCTAGACTACTAAGTTTGCGTAGTACGCGCTTTATTTCTGGAGATTGTGAAGGAGTTAGGCGCGTTAGAAGCTGCTTGAAGTTACCGCGCCTGGCAATGTCTATTAGCTCACTGCTAAGTGCTTTACCTTTGTATGCAGAAGTTTTTAACGCAAGCGACTCATCCAAACGTGGATATTTAGGTAATATTTCCTCACGAATTGTTGTCTCGACAGAAGTTCTTGCGTCGCTGTTAATTGTGGACAGTAACTCATTAAATTGTTCCGCAGAAATAGTAGGTATACTGGGAAGCAAAGCAGCGGCTTGTTCTTTGCCTATCAGTTTTTCTATAGGTTTTACTAGTATTTGTGCGGCTTCAGGGTTAGCTGTACCCGTATCTGAACCTGTTGTGTAACCTCTATAAGCACTTAATAGCCTAGAAAGTCCTAAGTACAAACCGTCATTTTCTATAACAACTTCTGTATCTTCAGGAAATACATTATCTGCTATTGCTTCTTCTTGCTCCAGTGCATTAAGTGAAGACAACGCTTTAGCTCTGGGTATACGTCCAGCTTCGTATTTTGCGTCGTATATCTCGCGGTTAATAAAGTTTGTAGTTTCTGATTCTACTCTAGCTGCTAAATCACGAGCTTCCTGTATCTCTGATTGTATAGCATCGTTACCGGCCGGTAGTTCCTCTTCTTGAGTTTCCTGTGTTTCCTGTGTTTCCTGTGTTTCTGTAGTAAGTTCCGCTATCTGAGCTTCTTCAGCAGGTGTAACTTCTGTAGCCGCAACAGTTTCTATGGTTTGTGACGGGGTGCCGCCCAGACGTGCTATGGCAGCATCTATCTTTTCAATATTGGCCGTAGACCCACTTTTTTCCGCAACTTCTTTAAGGTTATTGATAGCTTGGGTACGCTGCTCAGGTATTGCCAAATCTAAACCAGCAAAAGCCTTCTTGGTAGCAGCGTTTACAGGTAAGTTTTGTTCTTTGAGGAAATCATTGAGCGCACGGCCTACGGCTGGGGCGCGTGTTATCTCGCCCTCTGGCATACCTGCAAAGATGTCACCTTGAGCTTCGTCAGAGCGACCTTTAATTATTTCTATTTCTTCTGCTACTTGTGTTTCAAAGTTAGCCGGTAACGCAGACCCTTCAAACCGAGCACGAACCGTTTGTTCTGCTTCATTTCTAATTCTTTGCTCTATCGCAGCTTCATCAAGTGCTTCTCGTTCTCGCGCAACAGCTTGTTCTTCGGGTGACGGCTCAAGTGGTAATGCCGTCTGCTCTCCTTTTTGTAGTTGTTCAGTCCGCGCTGCCTCTTGTTTTTCCTGTGCAACACGTTCTTTCTCAGCAGCTTTATCCAGTGCTTTCTGCTCACGCTCAAAAGTTTTAGCTTGTCGTTCTACAGAGGGCGCAAGTTCTCCAGTTTTACCTTTGAATAGTTTAGTTTGTGCACCACTAAATCTACCTCTTCTTCTGAGGTACATAGTGTCCAACAATTCTATTTCGGCTGCGGTTAGCTCGTTTACCGGCTTGTTAATATCGAAATCAATACCCTGCTGCTGGGCTTCGGCAGCGGCATCCTCATACAATATCCTTTGTCCTTCTTCTACTTGTGCAGCTTCAACTACTTTGCGTTGCTCGTCAGTCAAACTTTTTACTGTACCTTCTGCTGGCACAGCTTCTGGGTTTGTCCTTCTTACCACTTCAAGCGCGTAATCGGCAGACACTACCGGAACCAAAGAAGATACTTTAGGGCTTATAACTCGGCCAGCCCGCCTTTCTTGCTCTACTTTATCCTCTGCCCTTTTCCTAGCAATCCTAGCTAGTAAGGTCTCTTCGCTTCCTTCGACACGCTTGTCTACAACGGCTTGTGTTTCTTCTACAGTTAATCCTTCTACGCCTGGTAGTTCTAACTGACCACCAAGTATCTTTTCTTTTTTACGCGCTTTATCACGTAGCTGTCTAGCTTCTGTAATATCAGCTAGACGCCGCCCTCTCTCGGCTCTACCTCGTGCGCCCTCTACACCGCCACCAACAGTACCAAACCCACCACCAGCTACTGCACCACGTACACTAGCTTCCATGATGCGGTTCCATTCATCGCTACCAAATATGTCTGGGTTCTCATCAATGAATCTTTCGGCAGCTATG